CGTCAGTGACAGCTCTTCAGCCTGAAAGTAGATATGGAAGCTCCTACTGATTAGCTCGTTGTTTTGATTCTGCAGTGCGTAAATTTCCGAGAACTTCTCCGCATAGAAGCTGATCCACTCATCAGGCGTGGCAAAGTTCGACTTGGCCCATAGCGAAGCGTTCAGGTCGTGGATTGCCTCTGACGAGGCCGACAGGAAGTCGTGGTTGAGCGGGAAGAACATCAGCAGCTCGCCTGGGCCGATCTGCTCGATGGCGTCATCCGTGACGATGTGCAGCCGCGGGCCTTGTGGCGTAGGGGCTGACAGAATCAACCCGGTGATGTCGATCTGTTCGTTCGGGCCGGCCTCTTGGCGCCGACACTCCTTCTCGCGCGCCAGCAGCACCGGCAGAGACGCTAGGGCAGCTCCGCGGGTGAGGTGCCCTAGCGTGCGCTGAACGACGCCATACTCGCCGGTGCCGGTGAACACACCACCTGGCCACTCGTGGAGTTTTTGGCAGGCAATGCTCCGCCTAAAGGCAGTGGAATTGGTGAACGCGATCGTCGTGTTGTCGGCGGAGACGATGAGGCTGTCTTCGGCCTGCATTGCAATGATGAATGTCATGCTGAGCGAATAATGTATTTGATTTTCTAATCCGAACCATCCCTACCCTGGAGAGAAAATGTCAGGCGGCGGTTACATCAGATAGCAGGGGCAATATTGAAGTGCATTGCCCAGGCACAGTTAGTATTCGTGGACAGAATATCGCCCTCTCAGGCCCGGCGCAAATTGGCACGAATATGCAAGGCATGCCATCAGCGGATTACAATAGCCTTTCATTCGTGGTGAAGGATGCTCAGGGCAACATCCCAGAAAAATATGCCCTACATCCTCAAAGACGGCAAAGGGCAGATATTCAAGGGGCGTGACCGACAAGTATGGCAGGACGCAGCGGATACATACCAGCGATCCAAATGACCTCTCGGGTCCATTTAGACCATGGTGCAACTGGAATGAATTTGGAAGAATAGTGGCTATGGGCGCAACCAAAAACAACGACGGCAAAGACCCAGCCGAAAGATAAAAATGCCGTGGCCGAACATCGAGAAGATGTCTTTCACCTGATCATCGGGTTTGAGGTAAATGATCCGAATGCCTACCGCGAGGTGTATGTTGCCCCCAATGGCATGAGAAAGGTTCATTACGTTCTGGAAGACCCTGGCCACACGTTCATGTATTTAACCAAAAATCTCAAGGTCACATTTTTCTACAGCCTCGGCCCGGCTTATAACAACCCTGTTCAGCGAGCCTACGGACAAGGGTCTCCAGAATACAAAATACCAGGCGACACTCGCCTTTTCAGATTTAACATAAGCGAGGATCAATACGAAAAGATGCTTGCCAAGGGAAAAGAATACCGAGCTGAAGTGCTGGCAGGGGCGAGATATTATAATATCTTCCAGAATTTCACCTGTGCCAGAAGTGCACGAGACATTATTGTCGCGGGCTGGTCGAGCGTTCCCAGAGGTTCTAGTTTTATAGGAAAAGGTGTTGTTATGGAGGATGTCGTAAACCCATACGCCTTCTATGAGGCCATTCATGACAAGTATCCGCAGGGTGAAATAAGACTCAGCCAGAATAAAACTGAGTGGCGCAATCTCATGCATGACGGGAATGCCTATCCAGGAAAAAAGCCGGACCCCACTATCAATCCAGCAGACTGGCCAAAAGAGCCTAAAGAGCAATGAAAAGAAAAAAATTAGTATTGCCCATACTTGCGATCATATTTGTTGCTTTAGGAGTTTTTATCATGAATGAAGGTGGCGAGAAAAAAGTTCCGAAGATCGTTGATGAGATATCCGATCGATATGGCACAGTCGTTAACTATGATCACTTTTAAGTGATGGCATGAAGAGTAAAAAACTCACGCCTCTTGACAAGGAAAACTTGGAGAGGTTTATAGGAACAAACTTGGACGTCCTGAGTGGGAAAGTCTCCCTTGATGATGTTGGCAATAAGGATGCAAGCATCAAGGTGGACTTGTTTGTTCCGAAGATTCCTACAGATCCAGTTGTTACCGGAACTTGTGGGATATACCTATATAATTAGCCGCCCATCCCAAGCCACACGGGGTATCGTTGGAGGCTTCTCAAGCGATATAGATCGCAAAGATGGGGATGCTCCCTGGAAGTATAGCAACATCACCATGAGCAATTCAGACAAAGTCGAAATTCTGACTAATTCGGACAGGCTGACTTTGAAAATTGGAATTGAAATTCGTAAAGAAATTTCTAATGTCAGACTTAAAGAGTGAAACAAAAAAAATAGATTTCTCACCCTACTATGATTATAGAAAATTCCACTCCTCTGACTATAATTGGCTCGGTTATGCCTTTTATAAATTTACAACCGTCAAAAATTCTGTTCCGCTAACAGTCGTGTTCGCGGTTAAAGAAGATCAATACAGCGAGCACGAGACCTATCCAAAGAATTGGTTCTATGTCTACATGAAGCGCGAAAGTTGATGCCGGCAGATCAAGAGCGGCGCTTTCGTTGATACGGAGAACGTGCACAGCGCCGCTTTTGTTGAGACCGGCAACATCTACAGGTTCACGATATGACTACTGGAAGACTGCTGTTGGCCATATGGATGACGGCCACGCTGACATCGTGACGATCTTGACAATGCGTAATCATCAAATCAAGCACATAGCCCGGTCCAACACCGGGCCATCCCCTTTAAAACAAGCCTCCACACTCCTCAGCATTCCAGTTCATGATCACCAATTCCCCCGAGGCCGTCGGCGCACCCTGGCGCTGATTGCCGTTGCTGTACTTGATATCCAGCTCCAGCATGTGGTGGCCAGCGAATGCGCGCCGGATGTCCGGATGGTCGTTGATGCTGACCATGACCCGGCCGCGCACGCGCTGCATGATCTCGGCCATGGCCTCGTATTCCGCGAACGGGAACGGCACGCCGTATCCCTCGGTTTGCCAGTAGGGCGGGTCCAGGTAGAAAAACGCATGCTCGCGGTCGTAGCGCTCGATGCAGCGCCGCCAGTCCAGGTTCTCGACCGTCACGCCGGCCAGCCGCAAGTGGGCGGCCGACAGATTCTCCTCGATGCGCAACAGGTTGACCGTCGGCGCCGTGGTCGACGTGCCAAAGGACTGGCCGGTGACCTTCCCACCGAACGCGTGCTGCTGCAGGTAGAAAAACCGCGCCGCGCGCTGGATGTCGGTCAGCGTCTCCGGCCGGGTCTCCTGTAGCCAAGCAAACACCTGGCGGCTGGACAGCGCCCATTTGAATTGCCGGACAAACTCCTCCAGGTGGTGCTGGACGACGCGGTACAGATTGACCAGATCGCCGTTCACGTCGTTGATGATTTCGCACTGCGCTGGCTGCTGCCGCAGGAAAAACAGCGCAGCGCCGCCGCAGAACACCTCGATGTAGCAGCTATGCGGCGGGAACAGGGGCAGCAGGCGGTCAGCCAGGCGACGTTTGCCGCCGATCCAGGGGATGATGGGGGATGCGTTCATGTAGGACTCCCAGGCCCTCGCAGGGGCTCAGGAGTGGGGGCGCGCGGCCCTCGGAGGAATGCTGGCAGATGCCGGCGGGGTTAAATGCCTTCCGGCATCAGGTCGCCGCTGTCGAGATCGGCGCAGTAGGTCAGCCTGGCCAGCTGCTCGGCCGGGACGTCGGTCGCCACGCCGCCGACCGCCTCGATCACAATCCCGTATTTGCGGCTCAATTCAGCCAGTTCGCGGCAGAAATCGCGGTATTCGGTCGGTATCATTTGCTACTCCTGTTTCGTTGTTGGCGTGACACCATTACCGCTCTGCCTGCGGCACCCCGCCGGACTGCCGCCCGGCAGTGGCGAGGTAGCGACATAGCAGTTCATAGCCCGGCAGCGCGGGCATTTGATATTCAATTTCACGAATTCACCTTCAGCCAGCTTCTTATTGCAACAATTACAACGTACTTCAATCATGACGAGCCTTAATTGTCTGTGGTAGGCTTTCCATGCTGTCGACAGCTGGGAAAGCCCACGGTCAAGGCTCGCAGGTATAGCTGCGAGTGCAACGATGGCGCGGCCTGCTGTTCCCGCAGCAGGCCGCGCCGCTTTCTTACTGCAGGCCAGCCCCACTGCGCTTCATCGCATCGATCGTGCGGGCCTTCTCGGCACTGCCGGCCGAACTGCCGTAGTAGTACTGGATGATGGAGCCGAATGCCGCGCCCAGCGCGCCAACCAGCACCAGCAGCGAGTCGCGGCCGGTAGGCGGCAGCTCCTGGAAAATCATCAGCGCCATGATGGCAAAGAAGCCGGCGACGACGACGGCGGCCAGCAACCGCGGCGTGATATCGCCGGTTTTGACCTCCCGTTCACGCGCGCTGGCGCGGTCGCCGGCGGCGATCGCCTCCAACGCCTGTTGGTTCTGGAACCCGAGTTCCTGCATTTTCGCCGCGAACTGCTGGTCAGCCTGTTTGACGGCCAGCATCTGCTCCGGCGTCACGCCAGCCAGAGCCTGTTTCACCGCCTCCTCGGTTTTTTCCGGCAGGCCGATCGCATCGGCCACAGCACTGACTGCCATACCTCCAAGCGGACCGCCAAGGGCAGTACCGATCCACGGTGCAACCGTGGCCACGATTTGTTTCCAGTCCATCACGCATCCTCCTTCGATTGAAACAGCGATTGCTCGGCCAGCCGGCGGCGGGTCAGGCCCGGCAGCATTTGGCCACCGGCTCGGTTCCAGCGCGGGAACTGGCCGGCGGCGCCGGCATAGTCGCCAGCGTTCAGCTTCCGCAGCAGGGTGGAGCCCTGCAGATTGGCCAGGCCCAGGTTGTAGGAGAAGCTGACCAGCGCCGAAAACTGGTTGCCGTTGAGCGGCACGGCCACCAGCCGGCCGATGCCGGACTCAAACCGAGCCAGGTCTTGGCGGAGCAGCTGCTCTGCCTGGTCGTTGGTGATTGTCAGCCCGGCTCGGACGTCAGTACCGGTATGGCCGTAGCCTATGGTCCAGACGCCGACGACGTCCTGGTAGGCGGTGAGGCGTAGGCCCTCGAATTGCTTGATCAAGACTAGGCCCTGAGCATTGGTTTTCATGGGTTTCTCCTGAAAGAGTTCGGCCCGCGCACGGCGGGCCGAATGGTCAGTTGTCGATATAGGCGTCAACTCGCTAAAACAAGGCATGACGTATGACTGCTGGGGGTTGTCATGAGACGCGCCGTTCCGGTTGTGCTGTATGGGCTAATGATCTCGGTTTGCCTGTATCTGATCTCAGATTGGGTGAGCAGCCATAAAGAGCCGGTCAAATGCGAGCTGCTTGTCGGCCAGGATCTGGACGTTTTGCCGGCCGCTTGCTTTGAACAGCAAATCCAGGCGCTGACACCGGACTAGCTGGCCAGATTGTCAGCGCGTCGCTTGAGCCACGCCTCCAGGTACTGGGCGCCCAGGATGCCCAGGCCGGCGCCGATGCCCACCAGTGCCGGCAGCGGCATGTCCGGAAACTGCGTCAACGCCACGCCGGCAACGGTGGAGGTGGCGCCGCCCAGAATGGCGCGGCCCACGGCCAGCCGGACGGTGATTTCTTCCTGGCTGACCAGCAGCTTGCCTAGGCCGATCAGCGCGCCTACGGTCAGCAACGCCAGCAATCCCTTCTCGTGATCCTGCATCTACCACTCCCTATATAAATGGCCGGAACAAGCCGGCCCCCCTCTTCCCCGCGCGTTACTGCGGCGGTAGTGCGTATGGTGCCAGCGCCGCGGTAGCGGCCACGCCCAGCGCGATGGCCAGCGGCTGGCCGGCTTGCAGATCCTCCGCCGCCAGCGGCCGGGGCTCGCCGACATAGGTCTGCAGTTGCTGGCTCATCGGATTGGGCTGATCGGCGGCGAAGCGCAGCGACACGCCCGCCACGCCGGCCGGCGACATGCGGATCAGCAATTCATATGGGTATTGGTTCATGTTTCTCCTCACACAGGGTTGCCGGTCCGGACGCTGATCCAGGCCGTGCCGTTCGAAAACGCGATCGCCGCGCCGCCGGCGGCGTCGGTGATGTAGACCGTCGCGCCGGCATAGGCGGCTGCCGCCGGCGCGGTGGCGCGGGTGTAGGCCGGCGCGGGCACCGGCACGGTACTGAACTGGCTGGTGGTCAGCAGCGGCTGCGGCTGCACGGCCAGGTAGTTGCCAGCCGGCAGCGCCGCGCCGACATGGGCCGGGCTGGCCGCCCAGCCGCCGCTGGTGGTGTCGCCGAACGCGCTGCAGCTGTTGGCGCCGGCCCAGGCCGGCAGCTGCGCGTACACGGTGTATGAAGTGGTGCCGTTCTGACACACCATGAAGGTGCAGCCGACGCTGCCAAACACCATGGCGGTGGCCGCGCCGAAGAACGGCCCTGTCGATCCAGGCTGCTGGGCGGCGCCGTTGCTGGTGCTGAACAGCAGCGTCGCCATCCCCAGCTGGCCATTGATGGCGTTGTAGCCGTTGCCGAACAACAGCATCAGCGCCAGCTTGGCGCCACCCTGCGGGCAGTTGAACGTACCCAGGCGCATGTAAGCGGCGGCGGCCTTGGTGTCAGGGACGTTGTCCTGCCGCGGCGGCCGGTAGCCCAGCGCCTGCAGCACCTGGTCGCCCGGCAGCGACTTCACGCTGCCAGCCACGCCCGACACCGAGATCGGCCAGGTGCCGCTGGCGTTGGAGCCGTCGGCGCGCAGCACGTTTGCGGCGCTGGGCACCGTGCGGCTGCCGCCGGCGGCGTCGGTCAGCGTCACCATGCCGTTGCCGGTCAGCCAGGCGTTGAACTGGTCCATGGTCAGGTTGTAGCGCTGCATCAGCTGGGTGATAGCTACCGCGATGTCGCCGAGAGAAGGGTCTGCCATCAGGCCTCCAAAGCAGAAGCCCCGCTGTCATCGCGGGGCTTCGGGTAGGTGTGTTTGACTTGCCGGATCTGCTCCAGCACTTGCGCCGCCTGTGGCGGCAGCTGGCCGGGCGGCAAGCTGGCCACCACGCGCCACAGCGCGTCCAGCTGGTCGCCGATGTCCGGGTACTGTTGGCGCCGCACCGCGGCGTGATCTCCAACGTGGTGGATCTTCATGTCGTCACCTCAAAAATCGCCGTCTGTTGTGGCCAGGCCTCCACCACGATCTGGTGGCGGCCAGGGTGCGCGAACGACAGCTCGCATGACTCCTCCGGGCACGGGTACGGCGTGCCATCGAGGATCAGCCGGCATGGCGCCGGCAACTGGCGCAGCGTCATGCCGTCCAGCACCGCGCTAGCGGGCGGGCGCGGCACGATGGCGCCGGCGCGCACATACTGCGTCACCGGGTCCGCCACGCCGATCAGGATTCGCTTGCCGGCGGCCTCGTCCAGCTGGATGTTCTCCGGCCGGCTGGTGCCGGTCTGGACGATGCGGCCGGCGTCGTCGTACTCGATGATGTCGATGGGCATCCCTACCTCCTGAAAAGCACGCAGCCGTAACGGATCACGCCGCTTTTTTGAATCGCCGGCGACGAAACCCCGACCGTGACCACCTCGCCGGCATTGACGTTGAGCACCAGCACCGCGCTGCCGTTGACCGGCACCGACCGGTTGCGGCCATACAGCGTGGCCACCGGATCGGCAAACGGCGAATCGGCGAACGCCAGCAGCGTGCCGCTGTCGCTGCAGCTGAACTGGAACGAGTAATTGAACGCGTTGGTCCAGCCGTTGACGGTGATGCTGCGGGTGTCGTTCTTGCTGACCGCCTCGCCGCGTATCTGCAGCGTGTCCACCATCAGGTTGCGGATGTAGGTGGCGTCCAGGCCGTTGGCATCGACTACCACTGCGCCATTCCGGGTGATGCGCAAGCTCTCGGTGTCGATCTGCCCGACCGTGAGCCGGCCCTTGATGTAGCCGGCCCCCATGCCTGTCATGTCGACTACTACGCTGCCGGCCTGGTCGCGGATGGTCAGCCCGCGGCTGTTGATCTGACCGGCATCGATCGAGTCCAGCGCGATCACCCGCCGACCGACGATGGTGCCGTCGGCGATCAGCGAGCCATCCACGCCGACGGCCGGCTGGCCGTTGATGCGGGTGACGCTGAACACCGGTTTCGGGTTGGTGCCATCCGGCAACGCCACCTGGAACGAGTCGGCCAGCACCGCAAACGACGAGCCGCCGGCGCCGCTGTTCAGCTGGATGCCGGCGACGCGCGGATTCTGCCCCTGGCTGTCTAACTGCACCTTCAGCGCCCATTGCCCCTGCACACCATCAATAGACTGCGACAGCTGGGTGATGGTCGCGCTGTTGCCTGCCACTGTGGTTTGCACCCGGCTGACCTGCGACGCCAGCGCGCTGGTTTCGCTCGCCCGCGCCATCATCTCGTTGACCACGGCGCCGGCGTTGTCGGCCACCGCCGCCTGCAGCACGTCGATGTCCGACGCCATGGCGGTGTGCTGCTCCGCCCTCACCTGCTGCTCGCTGGCGATGGCGGCCGAGGCCTGGCCGCTGACCACCCGCGCGCCGCGCGCCTGCGACCAACTGCTGTCCACCTGCAGCACCGCGCGCAGCAGCGCCCGGGCCGCCGCGTCCGAGCTGGTGATGCTGCCGGCCACATCGGGCGCCAGCAGGCTGTAATCGACGCTGCCCTTCATCAGCTGGAGCAGCAGCGCGGGGTCTTTCACCGTTTGCGCTTTGGCGCTGACCGGCGCGGAAGCGTTGCCCCAGCTATCGACCACCACCAGCTGGTAGCGCACCTCCACGCCGAGGGCGATGCCCATATGCACCCAGCTGGCCGCCGGGTAGGCCACGTCGGCCAGCTTCGACCAGCTCTTGCCGTCCATCGAGGCCAGGATCTGCGCGCCGCGCAGGTCGGCCCGGTCCGGGTAGGCCCAGCGCAGCGTGATCTGCATCGCCTCGCCGATCGCCTGAAACACCGTGGCCGCCGCGGGCGGCACCGCGTGGCCCTGCACCGTCAACGACGCCAGCGCCGGTGCCGACAGCGTGCCGTCGGCGAATACCGCCGCCACCGACGCTTCCAGCGGGCCGGGGTCGACATCCCAGCTCGACGCGGTGTCCGGCACCACCTGCACCGACCAGGCGCCGCCGGCGCGCCGCCATTTCAGCTGGTAATTGATCGCGCCGCGCAGCGGCGGCCAGACGGCCGTCACCACCGCCACGCGCCGGCCGTCGCCGGTCACCCGGCTGGATTCCGACAGCCGCAGGAAGCCCAGCGCCGGCGGCAGGCTGGGCGCCGGGCCGCCGCTGCTGAAATCTCCGGACTCGGCGGCGTAGTATTCGGGCAGGTCGTCGATGGCCGTGAATTTGATGCCGTCGGCGCTGGGTTTGACGTCGACGATTTTGACGCGCCGGCCAGGCTGCGCGCCGTTGTCGTAGAACCACATCCAGTCATACGGCACATCGTCCGGCGAGCCATCCGGCACCGGCAGCGGGCCGCCGGCGTCGGACACCGGAATCAGGTCGCGCAGCTGCAGCGTATCGCTGTCACCGCTGCCGGCCTTGACCCGGTAGGTCGAATAACGGCCATCCGGGAAGCGGATGCCGACCCAACCGCTGGCGCCCAGCGGCACGGCGCGGTCCAGCAACAGCTGGCCGCGGCTGCCGCCGAGCAGCCGGCCGGAGTAGGACCAACTGGCAAGGTCGTGGCTGAGCAGAACCACGTCGCCGCGGGTGGCCACCAGACCCTCGAAATCGGTCTCCCAGGACACCCGCCGGCGGTGGAACAGCTGCGAGGCGGCGATCAGGTTCGCCTCGCGGCCGGCCATGCCGGCGTCGCAGCAGCCGACAAAGTCCAGCGTCACCGGATTGGTCGGCGCAATGGTGCCCGGCACGGCCACCCGCACCTGGTCGAGTTCGAAGCCCTTGGCCGGGTTGCTGAAATTGACCACCACCTCGTCGGCGGTCTGTTCGTTGGTGTACTCGATCCGGAACGAACCGGCGCGGATATTGGCCGGGCCGAACACCGCCACCGTCGGCAGCTCTGCCGCGTCCCAGATCACGCCCAGGCGACCGGTCTGCCAGGTGTAGCGCGCGCGGCCGGTGCGGGCGATCATCGTCAGCACGTCGGCGATGCTGTAGGCGCGGTCCAGCACCAGGCCGATGCTCAACTTTTTGGCGTCGCACCACGCCGCCCACACCTTGATGGCGTCGATGTCGATGCGCGCGTCCGGCAGGCCGGCGCCGTACCGCCGCCGGCCCTGGCCATCGAAGCCGCCGCGGGCGAACCACAGATACCACCAGGCGGGGTTGGTCGTCGGCTGCGTCGCCCAGCCGTTGCCGGTCCACACCGGGCAGCTGGCCACCGCCATCGCCGACAGCTCGTCGACCGCGCCGTTCAGCTGGCTGGACGCTTTGATCTTGAGCCCGACGCGGCGCTGGCCGGCGTAGTTGGTGCTGTCCTGGCGGTAGGCGCGCAGGCCGGCCAGCGCGAAATCGTTGCGCTCGCGCGAGCTGCTGACGTCGCCGCTGGTCTTGCGGACGCGGATCTCGTACTGCGCCGCCGGCAGATCCTGCCGCAGCGTCTGGCGGACCGGCGTGATGCTGTTGCCGGCCAAGCGGTATTTGCCGTACTGGTCGCCGCCATAGGGCTGCCAGGCGCCATCCGGCAGGCGCCGGAACTGGATTTCGGTATCGACGTTGCGCCAGTCCATGCCGCCCTTGTCGTTGGCGTAGTAGGCGACGCCCTGCAGGTCCAGGCCGATGCCGACCGTATCGCGCGCCACCTGGCGCACCACCCAGCCGTCCGAGTTTTTGACCTCGCGGCCGGCGTCGGTGTCGACGTTGGCAAACACGCCCGGCAGTCGCCCGGCGCCATCGGCGGCGATCAACTCGACGCCCTGGTAGGCGCCGATCGGCGTATTGCCGATGCGGTAGTCGGACAGCTGCAGGTCAGGCTGCAGGCCGAAATGGTAGACCTGATACAGGTACTGGTCCTGGCCGACAAACTCGGTGAACGGGTTGCCGCCGGCATCCGGCACGAAACGGCGCTGGCCGATCACCAGCGGCATCGGCGCATAGGTTCGGGCGCGGTTGCGCGCGCCGGACAGCGCGTAGTTCTGGCTGATGTTGGCATCGCCGCGGCCACCGACGCCGGCGATGTCCGGCATCGGCGGCGGCAGCAGCGCATTGACCAGCATCGAGCCGCCTATCATCACGGCCGCGCCGGCGGCGGTGGCCATGCCGGACGAGCCGAAAAGCGCCGCCCCGGCGGGGCCGGCCACGTAGGCCGCCGCCACCATCACTGCCACCATGGCCACGGTCCGCAGCACTTTGCCGGCGCCGCCGCCGGCCACTACCGCGCGCACCTCGATGAAATCGCCACGGCGCAGCCGGTAGCGGCGCCAGTCCGGCAGCGGGCGGCCGTTGACGCATACCGCCAGCGGTCCGCGGTCCACTTCAATCTGCAGCCGGCGCAGGTAACCGCCCAGCGTTTCGTTGCGGCGGTGCGGCTCGTAGATCACCTGGCGGCCGGCGGCGGTCAGCGGGTGCGGCGAATGCACCAGATTCGGTTGCGTCACAGCCATTCGTAAAATCCCTCCACGGTGTAACCCTGGCGCGGCAGCTCGCGCAGCCGTTGCCGCAGCACGAATCCGGCGGCCTCGTCGGCGTGCAGCACCCACCACTCGCCAGCCAGGCGGCACATCACGCCGATGTGCTGGGCGCGGCCGCGCGCGAGCAGCAGCACCGGCTGGGCGTCCAGCGGCGCATCGACGCGGCGGGCGAATGCATCCTGGTATTGCCGGATTTGCGCGTTGCGGCCAAATGGCCCCGGCCGGCGCTCGCCGGGCAGCTGGATGTCGCTGCCCAGCACCTCGCGCGCGACATCGCAGGCCAGGACGGCGCAGTCGGCCGTGTCGGCGATGTAGTCCTGGCCGACATAGCGATCGGACCAATGCATGGGGAAACCTCGAAAATCAGAACAGCGCCGGCGCGGTGCTTGGCGTGTAGTAGACGGTAACGGCGGGCTGATTGAGCAGGTCGGCGTAGCCGAGCGTGGCGGCAACCTTTTGCCGGTCCATCGCCAGCCCGCTCATGTCCAGCGTGATGTCGAACTCGACCAGATCCGGCGTCGAACGCATCACTTGCAAGATGCGGCAGGTGGCGCCCACGCCGCCGCCCGACTGCTCCAGCCATTGCGTCAGCTCGCGGCCGATGTTGTCGATTTCCAGCCGCGCCTGCGGCAGTTGGTTGTCGGAGTCATCGGGCAAGGTGATGTCGAAGGCGCAGGCCAGGAACTCGTCACCGGCGGCGACGATGTTCTGCGTGTCGCCGACGATCCGGACCGGCACCGCCAGCAACGGGTGGCGGATTTCAAGCAGCGTCAGCAGGATGTCGGCGGCGCTGGTGGCGTTGAGCTGTTCGCGGGCGTGCTGGGAATAACTGCGGGGCATTGTATCCTCCAGAAATGCAAAAACCCCGCCGGAGCGGGGTTTTTCAATCTATTTATTCATTTTTTGACACACCCGGTGTCGCTTTTGCTTCCCGAGCCTGACCAATCAATTAAAGTTGGGAACTTAATTAGCTGGGTCTGCGCAGCACTCATAAATAATGCCAAAAATGCAATTACCACAAGCAATTCTTGAATTATTAAATTTGACCTGTGCTTTCTCTCCTGCTCTTCATAATCCTCAATAATGCCGATGCCTTTTCCAGTTATCGCATAATGCGCCCCACTGGCTTTTAAATCACCATTCTCGCAAAGTGCAGACATGGACAATCCAATTCTATCCAATATCATCCCTTTATCCGACTGAACATCCCACCATTGTCCATACATGGCTTCTGCAACCAACTCAACAGTAATGCAATACCCTCTCCTCATTGAAAGTGAAAATATAGTATCAAGGATTTTAATTTGCCTTTCAGAAACAATCTTTTTCTTATTAAACATAACACTGCCAACTCTCACACAGCACTTGCTAAAAGCATTTGTCCAGCACGGATAATTAGTGATATCGGCAAGAAAATATCTCCACCAAACGTAAATCGAATTATAGCCATTGAAATTTCTTGAAAATACAACCTTACTTAGCCTAACGCATGACAAATCAACATAATCCTCCTCAGTGAAAGCCGTATCTTTTAACTTTGCAACAAGAAGTCGCATTCCAGAAACGCCTTTAACCACACAGGGCTTATCATAAACACCACGCAAAAACACCCCCAAATTTGGCCTTGCAACTTCAGCCCCACAGGTCAAAATATATGGCTTTTTATTATGTTCCCGAAGAACAAATCTGAAAAATAACATTTTCAACAAGTCGCTTAATAGCTCCATACAGCCTCCTTGGCAACATGCTTATATAGGATATAACTGTATTTCTTTTCTGTTCAGATAGGTAGAATAGCACTTCACCCAATACTCTCAATCTGCAACTGAGCACTCCACCTTTGCCGCCCATCCCACTGCCAGCGATACGGTGGCGCGCCGCTGATACGGCCGGTCTTTTGCGTACCAGCCATCGGGTCAAGGAATATGAACCAGCCGACGCCACCGTCAATGTCGTAGCGGAACCAGTTGTCGAACTTCGCCCGTTCCAGATCGCTGCGCACCTTGATGGTGATGGTGCGAGTAATGATCGGCTGTGAAAAACGGCGGCGCTGCTTGGGCAGGCCGCCGTCCATCTCAGTACGCAGCAGGCCGTAGTTGGCCTCCTCGGTATATCCATCGGCCAGCATCAGCGCATAGGCCGGAAATTCAGGCATCGCCATCGTCAAATCCTCTTGATTGCGTCGCGGATCGGCCCGCCGCGCTTGATGTCCTCCAGCACCACGCTCACCACCAGTTCGCGGCCATCGAAACGCGGCTGCGCGCTGGTGGCCTGCAGCTGCTGGCCTGATTTGTTGATCAACTCCACCCGGATAGACTCCGGCGCAGACGGCTGTTGCTGGCGGGCGGCCTCCGGCACGCGGTAGCTGGCGGCGGTGCTCGATGCCCGCCCCACTCCACCGCCAGCGGCCAGCTTCTTGGCATTGAGCGCGTGCAGCGTGCCGAGGCCGTAGTGATCCACCGCTGCCGCGCGCACCACAAACTCGCCGTTCGACAGCATTGCCGGGATGCTGTCGCTGGTCGGCGTGCCTGGACCGGTCACCGCCCCGCCCGTCGAAAACCCAGCCGTCCCGTTCACAATGGGCGCCGCCGGTCCGCTGCTCTTGAACATGCCGGACATCAGGCTGTTCATCCCCCCGCCAAACATGCTGACCATGCTCTGGCGGATCTGGATGCGGATCAGATCCTCGATGATACTGTTCGCCAGGTCGCCGAACGACAATTTCCCGGTCATCACGAACTTGGTCAGCGAATCCTCCATCCCACCGAACGCCCTGGCAAACATCTCCTCGGTCTGCCCGGCGACATCGCGGGCGTGATCGATGTAGTTCTCCAGTGCCCGGCTGGCGCCCAGCGACCAATCGCCAGCCGCCTGCTGCATGGCGGCGAAATGCATCTGCTGATTTGCCACCATCTGGCCGGTGCTGGCGTCGATCGCATCCAGCGCCCGCTGGTAGGCGACCGGATCAATCAGGTTCAGGTCCAGATCCTCGGCCAGCCGGCGCTTGGCTTCCACGGCCCGCTTGCCGAGCTGGTCCAACGCCGCGCTTTCCTGCCGGTATCGGTCACCTCGCCCCAGGCCGGTACTCTCCCGCGCATTGGCCTCGGCCTGCTCCTGCGCCTGTGCGCTCATGCCGGACAGCACCTCGCGCTGGCGTTTGACCAGCTTGTCGGCCTCTTTGCCGAGGTCGGTCGCGGTGGCGATCAACTTTTCCACCGCGGCGCGGTACTGGTCCAGCGAGATATTGCCCTGGCCGAACACCTTCTGCAGCACGGCCAATTTGTTGTTGTAGGTGGGGCTGATGCCGGCGCTTTTGTTGATCAGGTCGCTGACCTGCTCCATATCCTTGGCGGCCTCACGCGCGGCCTTCTTCGCGGCGGCGTCGGAGCTCTTGTTATGCTCCTCCCGCATTTCCGCCACGCGCGCGTTGTGGGCGGCCAGCGCTTTCTGGTACTCGGCGCTGCCCTGCTCCAGCCCGTCCACCGCTCCGCGGAAGGCGGCGTTTTCCTGGCGGTACTTCTCGTCCTTGGTCTGGTGCTTGCCCTCTTCCAGGTAGTTCTGCAGGGCGTTGTTGAATTTGGGCTTGACTACCTGCTGGCCGGCGGCTGAATCCCGGCGCTCGCCTGAATACTTCTCAACAGACTTCAGCGCCTCATCCGCCTGCTTTTCCTTAGCCTGATCCAGCGCCTTCTTCGCCTCGTCTCGCAGCTTGGTCGCCTCGCTGATGCGCTTCAGATGCTCTGCCGTAGCCTGAGGATTCACCTTCCCTTTGTGGATATAGGCGTCGTATTTCTTGCCGTATTCATCCACCAATTTCTGAGCAGCAACGATCTCATCCTTGATCGCCGGGATGCTGGCCTTGATTGCCGCGTTTTGAATTCGCTGGGCAGCTAATTCGTGCTTGGCTGCGGCATTACCGGCAGCTGCCGCCACATCGTTCCAGTAAATGATCAAGCCGCCGATAGCCAGAGTTGCAATACCGATCGGCCCGCCCAGCATCGCCATTGCGCCGCGGGCCACATTCAAGCCCACTGCCGCAGCCTGCGACGCCACGCTGGCTTCCTGACTAGCCACCGCCAGCTGACGCTGAGCCATCCCGGCAGCTTCCGCCGCGACAGCCGCCCGCCCCGTCGCCGCGGTCTGCACCGTAGCAGCCTCCGCGGCCGCCGCTTCTGCTGCCGTCAGGCGCGCATCCGCCTCCGTCAATGCATTGCTCATGGCCAGCGCCCGGCTCTGCGCCTGGGCTAACCTCTCCTGCTCGGCGGCCTCGATGGCGGTAGCCGCCGCCAGATCCGCCGCCGCGCTGACGTTGGCCACCTTGGCCGCCGCCAACCTTTCATAGCTGGCGACGCTACGCACCGTCTCGGCATTGCGCGCCTGCTCGGCGGCGGCCAGTTCAGCGGCAGCAGCGCGCGCCGCCACGTCGGCCTCGGCCACCATCGCCTTGGCGGTAGCCAGGCTGGCGGACTGCTCGATCTGCCGCACTGCGCCCTGTGCCAGCGCGGCGTCCAGCGCCAACTTCTCGCGGTCGGCCTGTATCGCCAGCGCCGTCTGCGCCGTCCTCGTTGCCGTGGCGCGCGCCACATCCAGCTCGGCCAGCGCCATGGTTCTATCGGCCTGCGCGCGGCGAGCAGCAGCCTCGCTGGCGCTCTTATCCGATTCCGATGTCGTCCACCAGTCAGTTGCCTTCTGTACCGGCTTCCACACTTGCTTGCCTACAACGCCGCCAAGCTGCGCCACCTTCAGCGCCGCATACGCGCCCACCACGCCCTCAATCACGCCGCGGTACTCATACAGCGCCTGGCCGGCACTGCCGGCAAACCGAGCCACGCTCACCAGCCCGTCGCTGATTTCTCGCATGCCGCCGACAAATTGCTGACGGCTGGCATCGTCGCTCAGCGAGTTGTTGAACTCGGTCAACCACTGCTTGGTGGCATCCCGCAGCGGCTGCACGCCATCGGCAGCGGCCTTGGACACCAACTCCTTCGACGAGTCGATCAATCCAGACATGGTCTTGGAGTAGTAGTCGCTACTTTCGGCGAAACCGGACAGCCGCTGCATCAGGTAGTCAAACAAGCTGCCGCCGTCCTGCTTGATCTTGGCGACGTCCTTGTTGGTGATACCCAGCGCCACCGCCAGCTGCGAGTCGGCAGAAATGTTGCCGGTCAGAATGGACCGCATCTCCTGCACCACCTGCGTGCCTTCCAGCCCCAGGCTCTTGACCGCATTGATACCCACCGTCGACAGCTGGCGGATCTGGTCGATAGTCATTTTGGCCTGCAGGCCTGGGCCGAGCATGGCGTTGAAACCACCGACCAACTCCTGCGTGCTGGCGGCGGTCTTCGCTGCATCGTCGGCCAGCTTGGCGGTCAACTGGCTGGATAGCGCCAGTGCGTCCTTCATTGACAGCGCTTTGCCGTCCAACGTCGCCATGCTGGCCAGCGTACCGGCCATGCCGACTTGCATGGTTTCCATCTGGTTGGCGAATTCGAAGCCCATCGCTGGGATCTTGCCCAACGACTCGGCCACCACGCTGATGGCGCGTTCGGCCAGCAGGAAACCGCCAACGGCGCCGAGTACGCTGTTCAGGCGGGAAAACGACTTGCCCACCTGCTCGATGCTTTCCACGCCGGCGCGCGCCCGGCTCTCGATCCGCGAAAACCCGCTGTCCACCGTGGACTGCAGCTGGCTCATGTCCCGGCGGACGCTAGCGGTGTCCGCCCGGATATCGATCACGATCGAGCTGATTGGCTGCCCCATTGCCTACCTCTTCCCCATGGCCTCGACCATGGCCATCTCGATTATCTGCAGATCCTGCAGCAGCTCGGCGCGCTGTTCCTGCGGCACGCCGCGCATGTTCATCACGGCCTCGACGCCCTCATAGCGCAGGCCCAGCATGCCGCCCATCGGCGCCACCAGCAGCTGACTGCGGCAGGCCTGAGCCAGCTCCAGCGCCGGCACGCAGTCCGGCCACACCTCGACATCGGATGCGGCGCCGGCCAGGGCGCGCCCGATGGCGATCAGTTTTTTTCGCGGGCGCCGTAGGTCAGCTCGTTGATGGCCTCCCAGATGCCGCGGCTGAACGCGGCGCCGTCCGGACCGGTCACCAGTTGACGCAACAGGTCCAGGCTGAACGGCAACGGTTTATCGTCGGCATCCGTCACGCCCTCCCAGCCCACCAGCAGCCGGGAGAATTTGCCCACATTGGCCTGCAGCATGTCCGGGAACGCCGCCTGCTCATCTATCCCCTCCTGTGCCAGCGCGATGATGTCCGCCGGCGGCAGACGGTTGAATACGCCCAGGAACTCATGCGACGCGGTCAGTCCGCCATCGGCCGGCAGCAGAACCTTGATTGGCCAGCGGATGGTGGTTTTCGTTTTTACCGTGAATGCCATTTCGTCTTCCCTTTATTGAACCTGCTGTACCGTAAAAAACTGGCTGACACCGACTCCCACGCGGCTCGGGTCCATCAGCAGCTTGCCGGAGAGCTCCGACTTGCTGAAGTCATCGCCGATCAGGTCCAAGCCGCCGGCGCCGAGGCGCACGCGGAAAGCGCGGACGATCACCGGGCTGCCACCGTCGGCAGCGTTAAGGCCCTCGAACTGCAGCTCCAGCTCGACGTTGGGTGCCGTCAGCGCGTCCACCTGAGTGATGGCCAACGAGGTGTAGTTGATGTCCACCGGGTCGCCATCAATCAGCGCCGCCACGTCCAGCACACGAATGCCGGCGCCGCTGCGCATCCAGTGCGTGGCCTCGGTCAGCTCTTTGACCGTGCCCTTGGCGTTGGCGCTGGCCTTGACCGTCACCGGCTTGGTCCAGTCGATCGGCTTGGACACCGGAGACAGGCAGTTGCGGTTGATCCGGACCGTCTCGGTGGCCGTGCCTGCAGCGATGATGCTGGCCGTTCCTTTCAGCAACAGAGCCAGGTTGTCCGGGCTGTACTGGCTGATGCCGCCGATGGAAACATCCACGCCGGTCACCTCGCTCAGCACGTCCAGCTGGCCGCCGCCGACGGTCTGGGTATTCAGCAGCTCGCTATCTTTCGTCTGCGGGGTGAACTGCAGCTTTTCGATGTTGCACAGCGGGACAAAGCGGCCGCTACCGCGCACGGCCGCATGCAGCTGGCCCTTGCCCTTGTAGGTGTAGAGTTTGGCCATGTCGGCTCCTCAGAAAGTGATGGTGTAATCGATGGTGATGGGGATGCGGCTGGCGCAGACCACCGCGATCAGCGTTTCCTGGTCAAACACGGCCTCGCCCATGCTGATGGTTTCCGCGCCGCCTAGGCCAAGCGGCTCCCGCGTCAGCAGCGCCTGCGTAATGCCCTGCTCAATGTCGTCCAGCAGGGCGTAGCGCGCGTCGCCTTCGGCGTAGAGGTCCAGGCTCAGCACCAGTTGGCGCCGCATTTGCAGCGCCGCATCGTGGTTGACCGCTTCGACCGGCTTGTCGCTCAGCCGGCAGAGGTTGACCGCCGGCAGGTGGTCCGCCTCATAGCCCTCCTCGCGATCCAGGCTGAATAACACGTCAGGACTGAGCAGCGGGCGGATCACGTCGGCAATGGCCTGCTGGATTTGCGTGCGGCGTTTCACGGTTTGACCTCCTTCAGATCCAGCCGCCAGTCTCCGGCGCTGGTGCGCAACGGCTTGCCGCGCACCTCGAACAGCAGGCCGCCAGCCTCCGCCCGTCTGCCTGCCAGCTTCCCGGCGGGCAGGTGCTCAGGCTGGATGATCAGCCAGGCGCTGGACTGCTCGTCCAGCACCATGCCGCCGAGCGCGCTGGCGTTTTGCGGCGCGCGATGAAAAACGGCCGGGATGTCCCGGCCGTCCAGCTTGATCATCTCGCCCTGCTGGCTCAGCGAGCCCAGCCGCCGCGCCGCGCTGGCCAGGCGTTCACGCGCCGAGCGCACTACGCGGCCACCATGGTGGTGGTGGCGTTGAGACGCACCGCAACCGTGCCGGCGCCATTGCCAGTCGGCGCGATGGCGGCACCGATCAGGTGCTTGCCAGCTGCCTTGGCAACGCACACGCGCGTGGCCGGGTCGAGGTAGATCAAATCGCCGACGGCGACCACCAGCGCCGGGTCCTTGGGCAGGTTGAACGCGCCCTCGGCCTCGCCGCTGAACGGCTCGCCCTTCTTCGCGCCCACCGAGGCCACCAGGAACAGGTTGCCGATCAGCACCGGATCGCCGGACAGCACGTCGTAGGGCGCCGGCAGGGTCAGCGTGTCGCCGTTGTAAATTTTGTTTCGCATCTTGCTCTCCTGTTTGCGGAATCAGCCGGCGCATGCCGGCGTGGCTTACTTCTTGACACCCGGATTGCCGGCTATCCAGCGGTAATCCATCAGGCCGACGCCGACGTCCAGCCGCGCCTTCACCTGCACGCCATCCACTTCGAAGCCTTCCTGATAGGCGGTGTAGATGCCCTCTTGGCCGTCCAGGTAGGCGATTTCGATGGTCGGCGCGGACTCCGGCCCAGCCGCCAGATACCAGGCCCGCGGATCGGCGCGCTGCAGCCGCGGTTCGGCAATGATTTCGTACTGGCCGGCCAGCGGGTTCAGGTCGTCCACCTTGGTGGCGGAGACAAAGCCGATGGCGCGCTGCGCCTTGAGCCGCTGGGTGCGCGGCACCAGCACGTATTTGCCGTACAGGTTGAGATCGGAGTCCGTGCCCGGCTCGGTCTGCGCGCCGATCAGCTGGTCCATCTGGTCGATCGCATCGATGCTGATCTCCGCGCCCGGGCAAATATTGCCGTGGTCTGCATGGAACAGCGGCTTGCCATCGGCCAGTTTCGGCGCGCCGATGATCAATGCCCACACCAGATTGCTCTCCAGGTTGGCGGCGGAGCGGCCGAAGTTGGACGACAGGTCGTTGAACACGCTCAGGTCGTCGTTGATGATCACCTGGCGGCTGATGTTGATGATGCGGCCGTAGGTGCGCAGCTTCATGCGTTCGGCGCCGGCGTCGTTCAGCACGCCGATTTCGAACTCGCCGGCCTCGCCCACTTCCTTCAAGTCCACGCGGTTGCCCAGTTGCAGGAAGGTTTTTTCCTTGAAGTCGGCCAGCGTGCCGCGGCGCACCAGCGGCCAGAATGTCTGCCCCGCCAGCTGATAGCCCTGCATCATGGCGCGGTTGGCCACGTTGGCCAGGATCACTGGGAAGTCGCTGGTGGTTTGCATGCCGGCGCCGCGATTGTTGTTCAGCGCCAACTCCACGATTTCCGAACGGGTCAGGCTGCGCGTGCTGCCGCCCGCGCGCTCCACGCACTCGCGCGCCATGTCGGTCAGGTTCATGCCGCGGAACTGGCGGGCCAGCTCGCGGTTTTCCGCGCTGTGCTGGCTGGCGGTGAACGAGCGCTGGTAGATGGCCTCGCCCATGGCGCGGCGGCGGGTCTCGGTCTCGTCCTGCACCGTCTGCACGCTCGCCTGGCTGCGCGTGGGGTTCTGGCCGCTCTGCTCGGCCAGCCGCTCCAGCACCAGTTCGCGGGCGCGGTGGATGGTGCAGGCCGGATCGTCCAGCAGCGAGCGGGCGAAGTCGGCGCCGAACTGCGGGTACACATCGGTCAGCTTGCGGATCTGTGCCTGGCGCTCGTTTTCCTGGCGAATGGCGGCAGCGCGGATTTCGGCCTCGTTGACCGGCTGGGTCGTGTTGTCTACGGTTTGCGGCATGGGGGTGTCCTCGGGTTGATTGCGGGTTTCCGGCTCGGGTGCCGGCTCGGCGGCGGGTTCGGGTTGCGGCGCAGACTCGGTCTGCTGGTAGCGCACCGGGTAGGCCGGCGCGTTGTCCGGCCGGCAGGCGCCGCGCACTCCGGCATCGGCGTCTGCCGGCACTGGCACCAGGCTGATTTCGTAGGGCTCCCAGTCGATGGCCAGATAGCGGGCCACGCCGCCATCCGGTGCTTCGGTGATCTGGTAGGCGTGGACGATGTAGCCCACGCTGACATTGCGGATGATGCAGTCCACCACGTCCTGCCAATAAGGCTCCACATCAGCGCGCCGGCTGAATCGCACGCGCGCCCAGCCTTCGCCGGGCTGCAGCCTGGCCTCCTCGACCACGCCGAGTTGTCCAGCCAGGCTCAGCTGAAAATGGGTGTCCAACAACGCTGCGCCGTTGTTGAGGCGATCCATGCGCACCGCGCCCGGCTCCATCGACAATTCCTCATCGAATGGCTGCCAGCGGTTCCAGTCGAAGCGGCGCACCGCGGCGCCGGTCGACCAGACCAGCTCAACAGTACGGGCCTCGACATCTACCGACGTCACCGCCGCCCGGGCGCTGACCAGCGGCAGGCTATTGCGGGTGATCACCTCCGGCGACGCCGGGGTGCGGGTATCAGGCATGCTGTTTCCTCCTGGAATGCGAAGCCCCGCGTTTGCGGGGCTTGGTTTTCTTGCTGTCTGCCGGGTCGGGCGGATCGTCCTCGGCGCTGAGGGCTTCGGCGCCGTTGGTGATCAGGTTGTTCAGGTTGATCGGGATGCCGAGCGCCTCCAGCTCCGCGTAGTCCTTCGCCAGCTCCTGCCACATGGTTTGCGGGTCGACGCCGCGGCGGCGCGCCAGCTCGGACAGACTCTTGACGCCGCTCGCTACCTCCAGCAGTTCGCCGATCATGTCCTTGACCGGGTCCACCCAATCCCAGCGCGGCGTGGTGAAGTCGAGCTCGTAATCGTCCTCCAGTTCGCCCAAGCCTTTCAGCGCGGCGGCCTTCAGGAATAGCTCCACCATCGGCTCGCACAAGCCAGGGATGAACGTCAGCCACTGCCAGCCCTCGGCATTGCGGCGGAACTCCAGCAGGCCGGCGCGTGAGCTGCTGTAGTTCACCTGGCTGTAATCGCCGGTCAGCATTTCGTAGGTGACCATGCCACCGGCAGCCAGCGCGCGGCGCTGGTCGCGGGTGTAGTCCGGATAACCGCCGGCAGGCGTGGGCTGGCCGAATGTCACGCTCTCGCCCATCCCCAGCCGCTTGATCAGGCCCGGCGCGATCTTCTCCACCATGCGGCCGCCTGGCTTCTCCTCGCGCTCAACGCTGCCGACGCCGCTGGAACCGTTATCACCACTGGTGATGAACACGCTGAAGCAAGCCTCGACTTTTTTCCGCGTCAGCTCGGCGTCTTCGTAGTCGTCCAGATCGCGTGCCCGCATGATCACCGGTGCCAGTTCCGGCACGCCGCGCACCTGGCCGGGCCTGGTTTTGCGGAAACAGTGGATCACCTCCTCCGCGGGGATCAGTTTCGACTGCAGCGAGCGCGACAGCCGGCCTACCTCGCCCGGGTGGCGGTCAAACAGCCAGTAGCCGTCCACTTGGCCGATGGCATTGAACTGCACGCCGGCGACGATGAAACCGCCACCGGCGAGGTCCTCCATTTTGTTGCTGTCCAGGTAGTCCGGCTCCAGCACCTGGAACTGCAGCGGGATGACCAGCTTGTCCTGCGGCCGCCGCCAGCGCACGCGCACCAGCACCTCGCCGCTTTCCCACATCGTCCGCGCGGCCAATGCCTGCAAGCCGTACAGGTTCAGGTGGCCGTCGGCGTCGCACTTGCGGCTGTTCGCCCAGCGCTTGTACGCCTTGCCCAACCGCTTGTGGCTGGCGAGATTGCAACGGATGCCGGAGCCGACCACATTGCCGGTCCAACTCTCCAGCGCCTTCTTGCACCAGGGGTTGTTGCGCACCAGATCGCGGCTGCGGTTGCGCAGCGTCGGCAGCGCCATCTGGTTCTCGGCGTTGGCCGAGCTGCCAGTCGTGATCCAGCCGGATGTCCGGCGGCCGCGCTTGGCGCCCTCGTAAGCCCGAATCTCGCCCAGGGCCTGGCGGGCCTGCCAGCGGCGCACCGCGCGCTCCGGCATAAATGTGCCGATCAGGTTGTCGAGCCAGTTCATGGTTCAGTCCCGGATGAATGCTGCATAGGTGACGGAGGGGAGCGCCGCCGCGGCGGGCTGCAGCTGCCCCGTGCGCTCCAGCTGATTGCGCACCATTTCGTAGGCCCGCTGCAGCTCGGTAATGGAGCGGTATTGCACACGCATGCCGTCGCGGTAGATTTCCAGCTCGCCGCTGGCGATGGCCTCCTCCAGCGCGCGGAGGTGTTCAATGGTCAACGAGGTCATAGCAACTCCCCGCCCCGTGGCTGGGCATCATCTGCCCAAAGCGCCTGCCACCTGGCCGACCCCTGCGGCAAAGGTCGAGACTGCAACGCCTCAAGCGGGTAGCTGGTGATGCCGTTTGGCGTCGTCACCACGATCACTCGGCCGCCACGCTGGGTTCTATCGGTAAACTGAACGCCAGTCAGCGGCAACTCACCAGCCAGCGACAGCTCATCCCTCGTCGTCATAGATAATCCTCCCTCACATCGTCCAGCCAGCCTTTCCCGGCATCCTGGAATGAAGAAGCCCCGCGTGGGGCGGGGCTGGTTTCGGTTGCCGATTGGCCTGCCGGTGTTGGAGCGGCCGGCACCGGACTGGCGCTGAACATGTCCTGCACTCGCGGCTGCAATATCGCCTCGCGCTGGTCCCAGTCCGCCGGCTGGGCGTTCTGGATGCGCAACGGCGGAGCGCAGGCGGCGAAAAACGCATAGTTCCAGCAGTCCAGCGCCTCGTTGCGGGGCTGGTTGGTGCGTTTTTTCCATTTCTTGTTGACCGGGTCGTAGACCTCGGCCGTCAGCTGCTGGAAAAAATCCTCGTCCAGGTCGTCCGGGAAGTTGACGAACAGCTCGCCGCCCTCTTCGAACGCCCGCCGGTCCGCCATCAGCCAGCTGTACAGCGTGGATTTGGCGTGGTCGACGCCGACGTGCCAGAGTTTCAACCCATTTTTCATGGTTTCGCCCCCCTCCTTCACATCTACTGACGATGGACGGCTGACCAATGGTTTTTCTGACTTACCGATAATGGCAAATAGGCGTGTGCGCCCTTTCCAGTTGCGGACGAACCGGTACGCGTGCTGCGTCCGGTGGCCGGCGGTGTCCAGCGCGGCAGCCTCGATGCGCATGTCCACGCCGAACAGGTTCCGGTAGCTGCCGTTCAGCACCTCTTCCAGCCGCTGCCAGACGTTGGGCTGCTCCGAAGTGCCGATTTCGGCCGGATCGCCGTACAGGATCACCCGATCGATCAGGTGGCAGCGCTGATTGCGGCCCCAGCCCCACACATAGCACTCCAGCCGGTCGTCCTGAGTATCGATGCCTGCGGTCAGCAGCAGCACGCCGCCAGGAATCACCCGCTGCTGGTACGGTTTCACCCGTTGCATCAGCTCGCTGAATTTGATGCTGGCGGTGCGGTCCTCCCAGGTCTCGGCCAGGGCGGTATTGATGAAACGCTTCAGCTCGATCGGGTCTTTCACCGCACGCAGAAACTGCTCCGCGCGTTCTTTCCACGTCCGCCCGAGCCCGACCGGCGAGTAGTAACTGTTGAGGTGATAGCCGCGGATCTTGCGATCCGGATAGGCGGCGATCCATTCGCCGTTTTCGAGCATCCAGGTTTTGTGGTGCTCCGGAATTTCATCCTCGCAGGACTCGCACACGTAGACCGCATCAATCAGGCCATCCGGATCTCCATCGCGCCCCTCCGCGAATTTGTAGCGGAACTGCTGGTGACGCAGGTGCTGCTTGTGCTGGCAGTGCGGGCACGGCAGGTAGTAGCGCCGCTGGTCGCTGCGCTCGAACCATTTCTCGATGTTGCTCGCCCCGCGCACCGTCGGCGTGGAGCAGATGAAGATTTTCCGGCGCGGGAAGTTGTTGGTCCGCTCCAGCACGATGCCGATCGGATCGCCCTCGCCGTCAACGTCGTCCGGGTAGGCGTCCACCTCGTCCAGGCCCAGCTTGCCCACCGGCATCGAGCGCAGGCTGGTCGCGGAATTGGCTCCGCTCATCCGCAGCACGCCGCCGGGGTACTCCTTCAGCAGCGTGGTGTTGCCGCCGTCGCGGCTGCGGGCGGGTGGGATCTTGGCTCGCAGCGCGTCGCTGCCGGCGATCATGTTTGACAGCCGCTGCTTCGACCACAGCTCGGCCAGCTCGATGGTCGGTTGCACCACCATCATCGGCCCGGGCGACTGGTCGATGCTATAGCCGGACCAATTGATCAACGACTCGGTGCCAGCGACCTGCGTCGGCTTCATGAACACCGTCGTCTCGACGCCGCTGCCGGCGCTGAGGCAGTCCATGATCTCGCGAATGAACGGCACCACGCTGGTTCGCCACTCGCCGGGCATGGACGACTCTGCACTGGTCAGAACCCGGTGCGCATCCGCCCACTCGCTCACCAACATCCGCACGCGCGGTGCGAAGGCGTCGGACCACGCGGACGTGACCGCATCGAGCGCCTGACGCTCATAGATGCTCATATCCATGCGGGCACCTCACATCAGAGTTTGCCGGCCAGCTTTGCGGCCTGTTTGCTCAGCATCACGCAGCACTCGTCTATGGCCTCCTCCAGCAAGGCGTAGACGACATGTGGATCAGATTCGGCCGCCAGCTTCGTCGCGATGCGGTCCGGGATGCGTTCGAACGACGCACGAGTCGTCGCAGCCAGGTCAGCGATCAACTTCACCGAGACTTCCTGCGAGATCAGCTCGCGGCGGGATTTGGCCAGATCGATGTCGATCTGCTCACCGCGCTTGAATTCGTTGGCAGCGCGCGCCGCGTTGTAGGCGGCGATCGGGTTGCGCAGATCGACGCCCTCGAACCCGCCAGGCACCGTCGGCGCGGGTGGCGTGGAGTCTGGTCCGGGCTGCAAGGCCTGGGCCGCCTCTTGCACCGTCAGGCCGGCGCCGCCCTTTTTCCAGCGCTCCAGCGCATGGCGGGCGGATAAGCCCATTTTTTCGGCGGAGCCGGTACTCGCCAGCAGCTCCAGGGATGTCTGAACCTGGACTTTTTTCCCATCGCCCGATAGCACCAGCCTATTGGCCGTGCAGAGCTGGGATATATAGCCGCGCGAGACCCCGAGAAGCTCGGCGAACGCGCTTTTCGTGATCTCGTCGCTCATGGTCTTTTTTAAAGCGAATATTGAAAGTTAAGGACTAAACCGGCTAAACAGTTTAGTTAGCCAGAACGCCCAGAGCCTGCCGCGGTGGCGGGGATCGAACACCCGTAGGCCACCCCCACCCGGGAAGAACCTATCTCCCACCCCACGCCCGCCGCATGTGGGCGGGGAAACGGTCGGCCACCACCCGCTCCCCCACTGCATAGAATCGGTAGCGCACCGTGTAGTGCGGCTGGCGGATGAAGATCAGCACTGGCCGCAACACCACCTTGCCATGCCCGTAGTCCAGGCGCTTGTACACGCCCGGCGGCAGTTTGTTCTTGCGCTGGTGCAGGGCGAAGTAGCTGAATCCTTGCTTCCGGCCACCACGCGCCAGCGCCTTGCGCCGGCGATCGCTCATCCATTGCGTGTTGTCCTGCAGCCCGTTGAACCAGCTGAGGATCTGCACTATCTGCGCGCGCGACATGTTGCCGTTGGCGTCCCGATCCGCGTCGCGGCCGGGCACGGCGTACATGCCAGCCGGCAACACGCCGGCACGTTGGAGGGCGCGCTCGAATCGCTTCAGCGGGCGCCCTCCGCCCTCAATCTGCGGCTTCAGGTACACCGCAGCCGCGCCGCCCTTGCCGCCGAAGTCCTTCAGCCACACCTCGGCATAGTCGCGGCCCTTGTCCACCGACGCCCCGCGCATGTAGACGCCGCGCAGGGTATAGGCCGTCGGCCGATCGAACACCCGGCGCATCTCGGCAACCTGGGCCGCCTTCACATCGGCCGCCGTCCAGGTCAGCGCCTTGGCCGTCGGCCGCAGGATGCGCTCCTGTACGGCCAGCCCGATCCAACCGGTGCCGGTCACACACGCTGTCGCCATGGATCAATCCTCTACCAGCAGCACCGCCGCCTCTCGCGGCGACACCGCATCACACCGGCCCAGCTCAAGGAAACCACTGCGCAGGTGATCGTCGATCAGCTGCTGCCGACCATCCGACTGCCAATACCACGTATGCAGGACCGGCTGCGCGCGAGCCCACGGTTCCAGCAGCACCAGGTCCAGCGCATTGAGGACTTCTCCCATCCGCCGCCTCCAATGAGAAACCCCGGCATGGAGCCGGGGTCAGTTAAGCAACAACCTATACTGCATCTGGTTTTCCAGGCCGACCCGCTCGGTCTCAAGCCTCGGCTTCTCTCTCTTTCGCACCAGCATCAAATGCGATCCGAAAGACGCCCTCACCTTTGAATTCGCCTCGCGCATCGACCAGTCTTGCAATTGCTTCCACAGGGTCAAGTCTCGCCGGTTTAGCTGCTCCGCCATGGCATTGAACGCATTGATGAATGCCACTTTGACTCTTGCCGCCTGCTTGCCGGTGAAGCCCATCACCAAGAACATGAAACCATCCTTAGTCATCTCCACCAGCCTCCAGCACTTGCCTCGCATGTCCGTATATTCTCGTGACGCAAAATTGCGTCGCCAGAAATCATCCCCACAATCGAGCCTGTCCACGGCCCGCAAAACATCGCCATGACGCTTGCCGAACTTTTCCGCAACCCGTAGCGAATCGGTTAGAACATGACCGCCCGACAGCATCACAAAACCGTCGAAGTTCGAAATCTTCACTTCCATATCGCCTCCTGCCTGCACAAAGGGTTGAGGAGTCCACGGCAGCCAGCGTTGTGCAGGAGTCTTGGCGCCAGAAATTCGGGAGCTACCCTAGCCGTGGACGTAAAAAACCCCGCGCATTGGCGGGGCCGATAAAACAAGGAACTTCGCCTAATTGCCATTCCGATCGTCTTCTTCATGAACTAGCCAAGTGGCAGTTCCACTTTGGAAACGCGAATCTTGGAATTCAAGACGTAGAACGCAAAAAGCCCGAGGCGTTAACCTCGGGCTTTCTCAAGACGCCATAACAAACAGCGTAGCCGAAATGTACATACTGTGTGTCACAGCTGTCAAGCGATCCTACAATCCATCGTTCGCCGCCTGCGGCATATCCGCCACTTGGAACGCAAACCCCTCCTGCCGAACCCCGCGCGCCGCCGCCAGCAGCTTGGCCTTCAGGCTCGCCTGGGCCAACTCCACCCAGCGGTACAGCGTCCGCCGCGTCGTTCCCAGTCCCCTCGCCTTCTGGTCCACCGTCCCCGGCTGCAGGTAGAACGCCAACAGCGCGCTGCGCGATCCTCCATCCAGCACCCTCATCACCAGATGCTCCACCAGCGCCAGCTTCCGGACATCGTCCGCGTCCATCACACCGCGCGGCACACCGGCAAACATCCTCGATCCCTCCGCCCCCACCGCGGCCTCCTCGCCCGGCTCCATCTGGCGGTAAATGCTTTGGCTGGCGTATCCCAGCCCTCCGTCCTCACGCCTTAGCACATGCTCTGCCCAAAACCGCAGCGTGCCATCGATATCATTCAAATCAATCACGGATCAGCCTCCCATTTATTGCACCTGGAGACTCCCTAGTCCGGTCAAGAGCCGGGCTTTATTTGTCCTGCCATTCTACCATTTATGATTAGCTTTTGTACCAAGCGGTGAAACCCTTTATAACACCAAGGTACTGCCTTATTACGTCCCGAACCTTCTCGACATCCGTGTCATGGCAAGTAACTTGTATTTCTTCACCATGCGTATTTTTGAATTGGCCAATCTTACCAAGTTCAACCCCGCCTTCTTGACGCAAACCAACACCGCCGCGAAACACTATCATCAAAACACCAAGCCATCTCCCACCCTCTCTTGCCCCGCCCTCCGCATAAAAAAACCAAACCAAACACTTGGCTCATTACCCACATTGCGAACAGCAGCCCAGAACTCATCAATTTGATCGTGCCGGAACAGCTCGACATCATCAGCAAAATTCACATCTAAATCATCGTTTCGCAATATCATGCCAGCCCTCTGCCATATCTAATCAACTAAGAATTAACCAGAATTTTCAAGCTTACGGCTCCGCTCCGAAACTCGATAATCCTCCCAGCAGCATTGTAGCACCAGAGCATTCTCCATCATCCTGCTGACGGCCCGCGCTCCCACTCGCTCAGTCAAAACTCCCAACGTCTGATTGCTGATGAATATTGTCGGCAGACCCTCAGCCGAACGGCGGTCAATCACCGCATTCAATTGCCGAAGCGCCGGACCTTGCTCAAAACAATCCACCTCATCGATGATCAAAAGCGGGTAGCTGGCAAACCTGCGCAGCTCAGTCGACTCATCACGCCCCATCGCATTCCAAGCCGAGCATGCCTCATCTTTGATCTGCCCTGTAGTCGTGTAGTGAACGCGCAGCCCACGGCGGGCAATCAAGTTCAGCGCTGCAGCACACGCCATATGCGTTTTGCCCGTCCCCGTCGTCCCCAGCACCACGACATTGCCAGAGCCACTGTCGCGGCCGGCGCGCGCCACCCAGCCCTTGAATGCGGCCATCACTTCACGCTGCTCATCGCACACAGGCCGCAAATCAGAAAACCGGGCATGATGATATTTTCTTGGCACGCCGCAACCAAGCAGCGCAGCTCGTAGCCGCTCGGAGACAACTTCCGCCTTTTCGCGCTCTGCCATACACACCATGCATACCGGCTCACGGCCAGGCAAAACAACCGCCTCAAAATCGCCATGTTCATCGCAATGCCCGGCAACCATGGCCAGCCCGCGCCGGCCAACCATCGATGGCAGATAGCTCAATACATTATTCAACCCAGTCATCGCCGCCTCGGTTGCTGAAATCGCCATTCATCACAGCCCCCCCCTGGAACGCCTCCGCCTCCGGCACATCCTTCCACCCCGGCACCCTGCCGCCGCGAATCACCTTCAGCCCCCGAGACTTAGCAGCATCCTCCTCTCGCATCGAATCCAAAACTCGACTCAAGTACTTTGACGGAATCCACTCCGGAGAGGCGATCTGCACCCTTGCCCGACCAACCGCCTGACGCAGGCGCTCAGGAGTCACCCCGTCCGCCACCCAGCAAATCACATCAGGATGTTGCGCTCCGCCAATCTTCACTCCTGCAGACCTCCCCACCTTTGCCAGCAACACTGCCATACGGCGAGTTGCGTCAGCGGCCTCTCCGTCGCGCGCGCATGCGGTATGTGTATATATATTATTATTTACAGATATGTCCGGTTCAGGCTGCCGGCTCATGTCCGGCTCATCGTTTTCAGAACCAGCATTAACCCCTTTATTTTCAATGCTCTCGCTATCCTGATCATGTCCCGCTCTAGGTGTCCCGTTCATGTCCCGTTCCTCCTGTGGACGCAATGAAACAAGCGGCAGCTTCAGCACCAATTTCTTCACGTCCTGCACCAACGACACGCGCCTGGCCAAACCAAGCCGTTCCAGCTCGTCCAATAGGGAATCAATCTGCTTGAGAGTGGGTTTCCATGCCGGGCGCTTACTACCCCGTGGCGGCGAATACTGGCAGTTGATTGCCAGCACGGCCCGGCTTACAGAAGACCCTCGGCCAATCACCCCTGAGCGCAGATCAACACAAGGGCGCAGCCCAACAACGTACAAGCGGAACGCCTCCAGGCTGCACTCAAGCAGAACCTCCTGCTCTTGCTCAGACAAAAACACATTCATACGCCCCCTTTCCCCCGCGCCGAGCGGGGAATTGCCACATCGAATTCTCCATCAGCCTTGAACTGCCGGGACCAAATGCCCAACTCATCGGGCATGGGCAATTGCGCTCAATGCAGCCGCTCTTGGATCGGCATGGCGCTCAAACTCCAGCGGCGCCAGTCGTTCATCCTCTGCACTGCCATCCAACGCGCGCCGGACATCCCATGCATAGCCATCGCCATGCACCCGACCCAGCCGCTTCAGCTCCGCCTTGCGCATGGCCAGGGTCGGCAGCTGGCGGATATAGGCCACGTCCGCCTCAACGGCCCCGCTCTCCTGCATCCACAGCCCGTCCCACACGGCTCGCCTCCTTGTCTTCAAGCATCTCCAGCAGCGCGCGCAGCAAGGCGCGCCCTTCCCGCTGCTTGTTCCACGGCAGCGCGTACTTGGCGCGGGTCGCCTTTTGAATCAGTAAGTGCTGGCGGAAATTCATCATGCCCCTCCCTAGTCATCACCCAGCGCCACCTGGCGCGGATGGAACATGCATCGGGCCGCCCGGACGGCGGCTGCGCTCACAGCGCTTGCAACGGCCCACCGGCCCTTCTTCCATCAGGCCGACCGCGCGAGATTCAGCGTGCGTCATCCCACAGGCGGATGTGATGATCCAGTCCTCGCCCTGCCCCTCGACTCGGGTCCAGAAATGCGCCAGGCCAAACTTGCCGACAAACGGCATGAACGCCCAGACAGACCGCTTGTCAGCCCGGACCCGGCCGCGAATCCAACCTTGCTTCATACCGGCATCGCCTCCCCATGCTCGGCGTTCACCTCGTCCACCACCTCCGGCGTGCCGTACACCCGATATGTCAGGGACAGGAATCGCAGGATCTGCGCGTACACCTCATGCCCCTGCTGGTCCAGTGCCCACTTCTCGTTGCCGTCGATCACGCCATCGTTGCGGACAAACTCATTCATGCTTTCCAGCAATCGGCCCAGCTCCGCATGCATGTGGTTCACCTGCAGCAACAAATCCTGGTTATCCAACTCCACCGCGGCCGGCGGCATCATCAGAAACACCCCGCCCAGCTGCCGCGCCAGCTCGGAAACGAAATGGCGCCCGCCAGTCGCCAGCTGCAACAACATGATTTCGTGTGGCCGGAGGAACTGGCCTTTGAAGTGGCTGAGTTTGTGGCGCAGCCCCTGGCCGCTGCCGCACACGGCGCGGCTCAGCTCCTCATGACCACTCCGCCATTGCTCGGCATCTTTCTGCAGTGCCGCGTCCAAGCTATTTGTTTCCACCTACAACCTCCCGGCCGTCAGTAGGCCTGTTCCGGTTTCGAAACCACCGCCAGCGCGCTACGCTGACAGCACACATAAAAATGCCGGCGCATAGCCGGCAAACCGCCGAGTCAGGTCGCACTCTCAGCGGGGGAGAAAACCTCAGCGCCACTGGCGCGCAGCACAGACCACTCCACAGCCGAATCCATCTCCTCGCATCGCCTCCGCCCGGCGGTCAGTCGCTCTACCGTCGGGCACCAACGCAATGGAATCCGCCCACGCGAGATCCAGTTCGACACTGTGCTGGCGGAAACACCGCCACAGGCCTCTGCTACCGCGCCGGTGCCGCCAGCGTCCTCGATGATTGATTTGATGATGGTAGGGTTCATGCGCTCATGATATTCACAAAACGCGACGATGCCAAGCCAATGTCGAAACAATTAGTCGCAAAACGCAAGTGGAGGAAGACAAACACAGCGCGAACAATGAGGGCAGGAGGTAAGCCATGATCAACATCGGCGGCAGGATCAGCACTATACGGACAGCCCAAGGCCTCTCCCTGAGAGAGGTCTGCAATCGGCTTGGCTGGGAACATACTCCACGATTGAGCCAGTATGAAAATAACAACAGGGAGCCGACTTTGGCGGTCCTGGAAAGCATTGCGGACGTTCTAGGCGTGTCGCTTCAGGAGTTGCTATTTGGACAAGAGAATACAACCACCGCCACTCACATCGATGAGAGCGGCACGGTTCATATTGAACTTCACAGGCCAACTAGCAGCGGAATCTGGCAGGCATATGGAAAAATAATCACATTAAACAAAGACATGCTGGATAGCGGGACGCAGATCAACGCATTGCGCGCAATGCAGATAGAGAATGATCAGATGGAGCCCTATTTGAGCAAGGGCGATTTCGCACTAATAGACACCAGGTGCCACGAAATTATCGATGGTGCGGTTTACCTGATCGCGTTCGGCAATAGCTGCGTGATTCGCCGCGCCTACTCAATGCCGGCCGATTCCCTGCTACTCAATCCAGACAATCAACGTCACCCACCGATGAACACCTCCACGCACGCCATTCAAGTACTGGGCCGCGTGATCTGGCGCGGCGGATAGCCCCCTCACCGACTCAGCGACAAACCGGCCTCGGCCGGTTTTTTTGCGCCCTATGTTGCTAAAATTTCACACTTTGAAAACGATGTTCACACTTTAAGCTTGCCTGACGTTTCCAAAAAGTTAATACTTCCGTTCACAAAACGCGACGGGAGTGCAACAGTGTTTATCACCATCACAAACCTGACAGACCAGCTAGCGCGCTCCCTGCGCGCAAACGGCTGGATCATCAAATCCCCTCATTTCGTTCGTGGCCAAGCCGTGTTCACCGCCGTGTGGAGGGGCTGATCATGCGCCACTACCCAGCCCCGGATTACCACGAACGCCGCGCAGCCGCCGTCAGCAACGAGCTGGCCGGCCGCACGCTGCAGCCCAAGATCACCGACGCCGATCGGCGCCGCGCCGCCGCCCGCCGCATCAACGAGGACCGGCGCATCGAGCGGGAGGCAAACCGCCTATGACCGCCCGCGAAACCCTCCTTGCCATCGGCACAGGATTCCTGCGCGGCATCGGCGGCGGCGCCATCGTCCTGGCGCTCATGATCGCCGCGGAAATCATCACCAACGGCCTGAAGTGGGGCCACCTCTAGGAGCTAAAGCATGCAACAGGACATGAAGCAGGACGCCCAAGCCGTTCAAGACCGGGAAGAGGCATACAAGAAGGGAGTGGAGGCGCAGCTGAGCGGGCTACGGCTCCAACTAACGGCATTGACCGATCAAGTCAACGCCTCGATCGCGCAGATCGCTCAGCAGATTCCGCCCCTAAACACCTTTTGCATGCAGATATCCCGCGAACACGACCGCCTGAAACATCGAATGGACGATCTGGAAGGACGCAGCCATGAGCCTATTCGCGTCGCAGAAGAAATAGACAAAAAGACATTAATGGATCTTGTCGCCCAATGGGAAAACAGCGCGCGAAATAGATTATTTACCGCCAAGAGGACGAAAGAAGAAATGGGCGCAGGCAAGGATATTCAGAAAACTGAATTTGAAATCCGCGCCCTTGAAAGCACAGCCATGATTTATATCAATTGCGCTTCTGAAGTTAGATCGATCCTAGGTACTTCGCTGATTCAGCTTTCAGCCATTCCTTCAACAAATCAAACGTAAAGGACAAGCCAGGTTTTAGCACCTTCTCCTTGGCTGCAGCCCAAACCGTGTCATTTTTTGAGGCATCAATAAAATCATGTCCGCCCCACGTTAAGCCATCAACCAGAAATTGCGCCACCACGCCTTGGTGACGAAGTACGTGTCCCTTTATTAAATTGGCCTCAAGCATCAAGTCCAAATGACTATCAACGATGCCTTGATCATATCCCTCCATTGAAAGGGAATATCCACAAGCATCATGCGGCTGATTTTCAATACGAAGAAGGATTTTACGAATCAAATCTAAATCACGCTTCATGACTTAGCCCTTAGTAGTGAATTGGAAAAGTCAGCATATCACAACGACATATCAATACTGCGCAAGAACGGAGCATCAATATGAAAACCCTACTGATCCGAGGCGGCACCCTGCAGCAGCGCCGCGCCGCCGCCCGCGTGGCCAGCCAGATTGCCACCCAGCACTATGGCGCAGAGCTGAGCGAGGTAGACGGCGCCCACGCAGGATTTTGCGATGGCCGCTTCCACCTCATCGCCATTCGCGCCATGCCCAACAGCGGCCGCGCGCCCTCCGGTTCCGACGACATCTCGCTGGACCTGGACCGTTTCCCCAGCCCCACCTGCCGCGCCCTCGTGTTCGCCCTGCGCCGCGCCGTCTACCACCTCGTCATCAACACGCCGGGCTGGATGCTGCGCCGCGCCGCCCGCCAACAACAGCCGATCCCGGACGAGCACGAACAGCTGAAGGGCCGCCAGCGGCTCAGCCACCACGCCACCCAGCGGACCCAACAACGCCGCCGCGCGGCATAGCCCACCACCGGCCCACCGGGCCGGCCTCCTCCAACCCTCGCCTGGCACTACTGAATCACGCTTCGCATTTTGATCCGCAGGCCGGCTCGCCGGCCCACACTTCCGGAGATGAACATGCACCACGCTCAAGAAAATGAAACCACCCCGCTGTTTGCCCGCACCGCGGAGCGGCTGACCAAGGAATTTCTGTGCGGCCTCAGCGCGCTGCAGCGCATGAAGTCCGAGATTGACCGCTGCGAGCGCATCGCTTCGGACATCGCCAGCCACGGCCTCAACGTCACGCCGCTGTACTCCTCGCAAACCGGGCTGGAAATCTACGTGCGCGACGCGGACGACGAACAAGCCCACCGCGCCATCGTGCAAGCTGCGCAAAGCGCCGAGCTCAGCGTGCTGCCGCAGCCTGGATCGGCCAGCTACCTGCTGCTGCCTAGCCTGGCCACGCCGGGCAACCCGCGCGCCATCACTGTGTGGAGAGCCTGATGCGACCAAGCCTTCACGTCGTCAGCGTCAGTGGCGGCAAGGACAGCCTTGCCACCCTCAAGCTGGCCATCAACCGAGTAGGCAAGAAGAGCGTGCGAGCCATCTTCTGCGACACCGGCAATGAACATACGCTGGTGCACCAGCACTTGGCCTATCTGGAGAGGACGCTGGACATACAAATCGACCGCCTGGTGGCGAACTTTGATGAGCAGATCGCTAACAAGCGCCGATTCATCGCCAGCGACAAGCGCACGCGCCGCGAGTACGACATCCGCCCTGTCTTCAATGCTGAAGGGAACCCAGTCCCAAAGCGGGATGGCCACGGCAACATTGTCACCCGGCAAGTGAAGCGCGGCGCCGTCACCGTCCTGGAACCGGTACAGAAAACCGTCAAGATTGGCGGCGGCCGTCGCGTACGCTGGACCAACAAGGCCAAACGTCGCGCGCTCTCAGTGCTTTACCCAACCGGCAATCCCTTCCTCGACCTGTGTCTGTGGAAGGGACGATTCCCAAGCCGCAAGGCCCAGTTCTGCACCGAGGAGTTGAAGCGGAACATGGCCGTCGCCTACCAAATCGACCTGATTGATGCAGGGTATCGAGTCATCAGCTGGCAAGGTATTCGTCGTGACGAGAGTCCGAATAGACGCGATGCCAAGAAAGCAGAGCGACTAGGCCCTGGGCTCTACGCTTTCCGGCCGCTAGTCGATTGGACCGCCCGCGACGTTTTCAACTACTGCCGCAATGAGGCGCTGGAACCCAACCCACTGTATCTGCAGGGCTGCAGCCGCGTTGGATGCATGCCATGCATCAATGCCGGCAAGGACGAACTCAATCAGATCGCCGCCCGCTGGCCTGAACACCTGGAAGAAAAGTCACGCTGGGAGCGACTGGTCAGCCAGGCCGCCAAGCGCGGGTTCAGCACATTCTTCAACAAAGAGCTACACGAGGACAAAGGTCAAGATCGGCGTGTACACGAGGCAAACCGGATAGAGGCCGTCATTCAGTGGGCGCGCACCAGCCGCGGCGGCCGTCAATTCGACATGCTGGTCGATCTGGTTGAGCCAACCGCCTGCGTTAGTTCGTATGGCCTGTGCGCATAGGAGATCGCCATGCATCAACCATTCAAACCCGCCTATAAACCGCCTCTCATCTCCCTCAACGTTGCCAAGGAGGGAGCCTGATGCTGCAAAGCCTGGAGGAATGGTCTGCCTGCCAATTTGGGCGACACGCGCCAGGCTTGGCAACGCTGCGCCGCTGGGCCCGGGACGGCCTCATCTTCCCGCCCGCCCAGAAAGTGGGCCGCAAGTGGCTTGTTGAGCCAAGCGCGGCCTACTTGCCGGCCGGCAACCTGGTTCCTGTTCGCCCCACCGCGGCGATGCTCCAACGCAACCCGCTCATCAAACGCATCATGGAGAGGCACAATGGCCCGGCGCCGCACCTTTCAAAATCGAAACCTCCCCGTTAACCTTTACAACCGAAACGGCTATTTCGCCTGGCGCGATCCGCGCGACGGAAAAGAGTACGGACTGGGGAGAGATAGAAACGCCGCGGTGGAACAGGCGCTGGAAGCGAACCTGCTCATAGCCAGCCTACACAGCCCGGCCCGCCTGGTAGACCGCCTCACCGGCGCCGCCAATCGCACATGCTATGACTGGTATCTTCGCTATCTGGAAGTCTTGGAGAAACGCGGGGTCAAGCCCAACAGCCTGATCTCCGCCAAAGACCAGCTGCGCGCGGCGATGCGCGCCTGGGGTGATCGCACCCTGGAAAGCATTTCCGTTCTGGATGTAGCCGACTTGCTAAAGACATGGACAGAGGCCGGCAAGGAACGCATGGCCAGCATGGCGCGCAGCCGCCTGGTCGACTACTTCCGCGAAGCCATCGCCGCCGGCTGGCTTCAATACAATCCAGGCGAAGCCACCAAGGTGCACGGCCTCCGCACCAAGCGCCAGCGCCTCACCAAGGAAATGTTCCTGGCCATCCTGGCGCACGCGGAACAAGACAAACAACGCACCTGGGCCGCCAGCGCGCTGAAGCTGGCGCTCATCACCGGCCAGCGCAGAGAAGACGTGGCGCGCATGGCGCCCAAAGACGTGCAGGATGGCCACTTGCACGTAATCCAGGAAAAAACTGGCATGAAGCTGCGCCTACCGCTCTCCCTGAAAATAGACCTGCTGCCGCAAACCCTGAGCGAAGTGATCGACGAATGCCTGGCCAGCAACGCCACCAACCCGCAAACCTTCATTCACGCGCGCAAGGTTGCGCATCGCGTTCAGCCAGGCCAAGGCATACGCCCCGTCCTCCTCACCCGAGTCTTCGCCGACGCCCGTGACAAGGCCGGCTTCGGCGGCGAGGACCACCCCACCACCTTCCACGAGATCCGCTCGCTATCCAGCCGCCTTTACGAAGCCACCCATGGCAAGGTCTTTGCCCAGCGGCTGCTGGGCCACAAGAACGCCAGCACGACCGATCTGTACCTGGATGCACGCGGGGCGGAGTGGGTGACGATTAACTACGGCCTCCTCAACAACGACAAGTGCAAATACTAGGCCAGTGGTGCGGATTGGCGCTGGCGATAAAGATATTGCTATGAGGCTTTGCCGCCAGTGCACAACTCAATCAATAGTATTGAAAGCCTTCGCCTGAAACTGGCCGTTGGGCGTATGTATAGGGGGAGGTACGCCTAGCGCCTTGTTAAACTCCTGGGGCTGCTTGCTGCAAAGTTCTTGGAAATCGCATTTCCCACACTTTGTTGGATTTGGGCGCACGGGGAAGTGCCGAGCCAGAATCCCTCGAACCGCCCACTCGACATTCGACACGGCTGCTTGTACAGCATTCGAATCAACTGGCACTAGAATTCGACGATTATCCTTGAGTAAGTGGACCGATCCTGCGACTGCATTCTCCTGCAACACTTCGCGCGCGGCCTTCGCATACAGTTGAACCTGTAGCGACAGAGCCAACCAATCCAGGTCCGGGTCTGCGAACGGATCGCTGCCTGCTTCCATAGTCTTGAAATCGATGACTTCGGCATCACGGATTGTGCCGTCCTGGCTCTCGTTCACGAGCAGGTCAATAGAACCTGTTATCAGGCAGTCGGCTGCAGGGATTTCGAACCTAGCCTCCACTTGCCGGCGACTAGTGAAGTCCTCAGCAAACTCGGTGACGTATTGCTGGGCGATTTCGACTGCCTTGTTCTTGGCTCGCTCATATGCACCAGGCCTGTTTACCGGGTCGCCGCTGGGTGCAATGTGCTTCAGGTGGAACGACTCCATCGCCACCGCTGCCGCTTCATCACTCGTAGGTGGGTGCACCGGGTGAAGCTCATGCAATTTCTCGATCGCAACATGGACGGCACGCCCATACCCGAACAGCTCCGGTACGGCTGGGCTAAACCCCCACTCGCGCCGAAACCTGTAGTCCATCGGACAATGCAGGTAGTACCTGATATCACTGAAGCTGGTCGGAAGGATCGTTTGGTCTACTCGGGGCTGCCTAGGTTCGGTAGGGAAACTGGTGGCTACATCGGTGGCAGGGATCAGCTCAGTGTCGGTCATCCGCAGGGAGAACGGCGATGCCTTGTTCGCACGCTTTCCACCGGGGAGGTTGGCAGCCCCGGTAACGTATAGAAATGCCTCCGCACGGGTCAACGCGGTATAGAAAAGCCTCGCTTCTGCCTCACGAGTACCGATATAGGCACCTCGCTGGACCGCAGCCTGTACGAGTTGTTTCGGGATAAGGCCACGATAGCTGGAGTTCTTACCGGGAAATCTGCCGGCTTGGCAGTCCACGACAAACACAACAGGAAACTCAAGTCCTTTTGCGCTATGGACTGTTGCTACCGAGACTGCATCGGGTCGCTGCGTTACATCGTCTGTGCTGACGTTGTACCCACCGTCTGCGACGAACTCAAGGAAGTGAGATACCTGACGGAATCGATCTGAAGAATCGACGCTTAGGTAGACACCTTCGACGTCCTGGATCATTCGGCTGAAAAGTCCGATCTCTCTCATCACCTCGGGTGCTGGAGGGTATGTTGAAATCTGCAAAGCGGAAAGCAGATCGAATACAAGGTTTTGAGGGAGCAGGCGCTGGCGAGCACCTCCCGTCGGCGCATGAATCCTCCTGCCCCAGTCGGACAGGACGCGAGTAAATCGTGCAAAGTCCGCCTTTGGATAACCAGGGAGGATCGCCTGGTCAAAGACCTCTTTTGCTTCCGCCCTATCGGGGTTACCATTTGCCAGCAAGCGGAAGACTTCCCGCAGGGCCGCCACCTGCGGGCGGTCGAACGGATTTCCTCCTGCCTCCAAGGAAAATGGGATGCCCTTAGCTGCCAGTCGGGATGTGAAGGGGTTATGACGCGCTTCTCCGCTCTGTTCGCTTCCTCGAGTCGATCTCATCAGAATGGCGATGTCACCGGGAGTGAGTCCGCGCACCTTACCGTTCTTTTCCGTGAACAGTGTACCGAGTAGTTGTTCGATCCGGTTGGTGACCCAATCGGCTTCTTCACTCCGATCGTCGAATAGATAGTTGGCCAATTCACGTGGCGCGATGTCGCGATGATTGCTCGGGTCTTTCCGCAATCTGGCGGCGCCCAGCTCCTGTGCGATGAAGTCGGAGGAGACGTCCACAATGGCACGGGTGCTTCGAAAGTTCGTATCAAGATTATGTATCGCTTGGACCTGGTAGCGATCACGGAACGTTAGGATATTGCTTACGTCAGCACCGCGCCAGGAATAGATTGCCTGGTCATCATCGCCGACGACGAAGAGTGACGCTCCTTGCGCATGGATGGCCTGGATCAGTGCCTCTTGGGAAGGCGAAACGTCCTGATACTCATCAACAAGGAGGTGGGATATCTCCGAGAGTGCGCGATTCACCGCAGCATTGCCACCGATCGAATGCTCGACGACCAGTCTGATCATCGAACCGAAGTCAATATATTGGTCTCTGTCGAGTAGATCTTTGAGGAGCTGAAGGACAGTCCCAACCTCCGGGTCGTTCGTCGCCACGCTCGTAACGTCTAGGCCTTCATCTTGGCAGAGCTTCCAAGCAGCAGCCACCTCTTTGATCGTCTCGAAATAGCGGTCTCCGAATCTTATCCTAAGCGGCTTGATCTGCAAGGCAGGATAACGGGACATGAGAAAGAGCGTAAGCCGATTGTCGTCTAGAACATCGTATTGGCGATACTTCGCGTCGGCCTTTCCTAGCACGTTCTGGCAGAAGGAATGAATCGTCCCGATATACATCTGTCCGATCAGGTTTGTGCTGAATCCTGCTAGTGAAAGCGTTTGCGCAATGCGTCGTTTGATGGATTCGGCGGCCTTCTCCGTGAACGTAAATGCCACGATCGAGGTTGGCGATACGCCTTCGGATATGAGACGAGCGACCCGGAACGCCAAGGTCTGTGACTTTCCTGACCCAGCGCAGGCCAAACACAGCACTTCCCTGCTTGCATCCAGCGCAGCATCAGCCTGATCCGGAGTTAGTTTGCTCCGAATTAGAACCTCCATCTTGTCCATGGAAACCCCTTCTGCTGTTTGTTTTACTTGTGTTTGCGAATCGATTTAATGAGCGCCGTCGCATGTGCGCTGATGAAGGGTGGAGGTAAAGCGTTGCCGATCATCAGTGCGATCGCTTCTTTGCCATGTTCTGCATTGAATCTGTATGAAGCCGGGAAGCCTTGTAGGAGAGCGGCTTCCCGAAGCGTAATCGCGCGATCATGGACAGGGTGAAGAAACCTACCCTTCGAAGGGTTATGGCAGCCGCCGGTGATAGTTGGGGCCGGCAGCCCCCAACTCATCCGGCCGTACACGTCCCTGAACCCGTCGGTTGTCTCATGGCAGGCAAGCCGAAATTGTTCGGGCAGGTCCGTGCGACTGCCTCCGTCGTGCGGAACTGCCCTAATCAGCGCCAACGTCTTCGATTCACGATTTTCGGGGATGTCGTGTATAGGATCGCCAGATGTGCCAGCTGGGGCGAGAGCCCCAATCACATCCTGGACGGTCTTTAACTCGCCGGTAGCATCGAGCTCGGGCAGCGGGTATCTGCCACGGACGGCCAAGTAGATGAGGCGTCTCCTGCGCTGCGGAACCCCAAATTTTGCTGCATCCTGGATTTCCGGCTGGCCGCGGTACCCAAGACGCTGCATTTCCGCCCAGAAGGTTTCGAAGCGAGGGTCGTCTTTCAGCGCCGGTACGTTTTCTAACATGACTGTCTTGGGGCGGAAACCGCGCACAAATCTCAGGAACTCGAAGATCAGGTCATTTCGGGCGTCAGCGTCCGAGCTGCTCTTGTTCCTGGTTCTGATCCGGGAGAAGCCTTGGCAGGGTGGGCACCCGGCCAACAGGTCGAGTTGACCTGCTTTCATGCCTAGCTCACGCATCAGCGTCCGAACTCGGACCTTTCGTATGTCGGAAGGGACCAACCGGACATCCGTATGGTTTAGACGGTAAGTTTCCTGCGCTTTGGGGTCGATCTCGACCGCGCAGGCTACCTGGAATCCTGCCTGCTTAAGGCCAAGAGATAATCCACCACAGCCGGAGAACAGGTCTATGGCTGTCGGTGCGTGTTGCTTGATCAATGTTTTTTTCAT